AAGATGTTAGCCAATTCTGATTCAGCGTCAAGGCCGTGAACAGCTTTAAGATCTTGTGCAAGCTCCATTGAGTATTCAGCTTTTAACTGACGAGTATTCGCAGTTACAGTTGATTTCTCGATAGTGAAGCCCATTTCAGCGATTCCTGTATCACCATTAGCTTCTTCAGCTGTCTTAGTAGTAATACCAGCACCAGTTGAGATACTTGTTTCAGGTGAGTCGAATAGACCACCAGATTGTGCACCTGAACCTGAGAAGTCAGTATCAGGCTCGTTTAAGAAAGCCTCAGTACCGACATTTGTACCTGCAGGTGAGTTAGGAGCTGTTCCATTAGCACGTAAACGTGGTTTCATTGCAAAGATAAGACCTGTAGGTCCGCTCATTGGCTGAACACCAGCAACGTCATATGCGATAAGATTAGGCATAGCACGACGAACAAGTGAGATAAGAACTGGATCGAAAGTATCGATCGAGCTTGTACCTACTTGCGCATCTTCTGTCAAAGAAAAGCTAGATGCAGCTTTCTCTTGGCGAATAGCATGTTCTGTATTCTCCAAAAGCTTAGCAGTAACAGCTTTTCTGTAGCTATCTTTGATAGCTGGAGCATCAGCATGTTCTAATACTGGTGCCCACTTTTTTAGTTCATTTTCTGCGTTTAACATTTTTAAATATTCCTTTGTTGTTAGAATGTTATAGTTTAGGTTTTATTTGAAACGTGAAAGATGAGATACATACTTAGCCATATCCTTAGGAAGTTTGGCTAGTGGATCGACTTCACCTTCTACGATTGTTTGTGTTTCTGTTGCGGTATCCTCAGTAGATTCTGATAATACTTCTTCTGTTTCAGTTGATTCGTTTGAGAAGAATCCTTCTTTGATAGTTGCTACTTTAGCTGCAAAAGTTTCAGCATCAACAAACTCTGTTTCTTCAACAAGTGAAGCAAGTTTGCTTGCTTGTGTAGATGCTAAATCAGCAGTTGCTTCGCCGATAACTTTTTCACGTTGTAAAAGTTCAACCTGCTCTGCAAGTTGTGTTCTTTCTGCTTCAACGCTAGCAAGAGATTCTTTAATTTCAGTAACCTGTTCTGAAAGCTCATCTACAAGATCAACTTTAGAGTCAGGAACTTCAATATAGTGTTCAGTGAATACACCTTGTAGTGCACTCATGAAGTTTTCTGTAATCTCTGTGCGTAGTTTGTTATCAACAAACTCCTGATTTTCTTCAATCCAAGACTCAACTACAAATCCTAAATAGTCGTCGATTTTTTCAACAAGTGACTCACGTACGTAAGAAACTTCTTCTTGTAAATCTTCAGCATATTGAGATTCAAGTTCTTCTTGAATTGATTGTACTTTATTTGCTACAGCAGCTTCAAATAAGATTGAAGCTTTTGTTTTGAAGTCTTCTGTTAGTTCTTGATCAGCATCTGCTAATACTTTAAGGTCATCAGCAAATAAATCTGCTTCTGTTTCTTCCTTAACGCTTTCACAATGTGATGCTTGAATCATTTTATAAGAAGCCATAAGGTCGTCTTTCTTCATAGCCTTAAGTTGACCATACATTGCATTAATGATGTCAGCTTTAGTTTTTGGAACTTCGACTTCGCCTTCTTCGTCTTCCGACATGTTAACAGCTTGATAAGCTGAAACTAATTCAGACTTTTTCATACCTTTTAAAGCATCAAAACTAGCAGCTAGATAACCAGCTTTAGTTTGTACTTCAGGTAGTTCTTCTGCATCTTCATCAGACTCTTCTTCTTCCTCGACTTCGTCTTCCTCTTCATCAGAATGTTCGCCTTCTTCAACTTCTTCTTCGTCCTCATCTTCATGAGCACCTTCTGAAACTGCTTCTTCGACTTCTTCTTCTTCAGATTCTTCTTCGTCTTCATGAGCGGCTTCGGAAACTTCTTCCTCTACCTCTTCTTCGGATTCTTCTTCGTCTTCTTCAGATACTTTTTTAGCTTCTTCTAATTCTTCTTCATCTTCGTCTTCTTCAACTTCAGCTTCATCATCAGACTCTTCGTCTTCATGTTCCGCTTCGTTTTTCTTCTTAGCTTCGCCAAGAAGTACGTCCAAGACTGCATTAGATAAAGGTTGCTCTTGTTCAGTGACTTCAGTCTCCTCGGAAACTTCAACCTCTGATTCAATAAGCTCTTTTTCTTCTACGTCTTCGATGATTTGTTCGATTTCGTTTGACATATAATTAAGTTTCCTTATATTTTTTGAATTAGAGTTTGGAGAGGAAATCACTAAAGATTCTTTCCTGTGCTTCGCTTATGCGGCCCATAGGAACCTTTTTAATTTCAGTCTCATATTCTTCAATTTGTTGAGGTTTAAGAACACCATTATCCCAAATCCAATCAACACCTTCCATGATGCCTTCTACGAAAGCAGATGGTGCGCTTGGATCTTGAACAATATCAACAGTAGCAAGAACGAAATCGTCCTTAACATATGTTTTGCCTTCTTTTTGTTCAACAGTACCCATACCACGACTCGAAACGCCTAACTTGCACCCGCCTTCGACGAGTCCTTTCACGATTTTACCCATAGGTGTATCTAGTATCAGCGCTTTTCCAACAACATCATTACCTTCCCATTTGAGATCAGTAATTCTGTGTGAAACTTTATCAAGGTTAATAGTTGGCCCTTCAGGGTGATTTAACTCACCAACGGCTCTTCCACTTTTAACCTGCTCCTTAACATATTTAGCAGTAGCTTCTGCTAAAACTTGTTTAGGATAAATTCTATTATTACGGTTTTGTTTTTCCGCTTGCATGAATACACCTTCGATGTAAACATCTTTTCCGCCATCTTTCTTGGCTTCAGTGATATATTCAAGTTTTTCTAAATGTTCTGTTATTAGCTTCATTTTTCTTTCGCTTTGTTAAAAATTTCTGATGTAAGTCCTACCTTACGAACTTCAAGTGCATCTTCCAATTTATCACGAATAGCTTCTCCAAAAGCTCTTGCAGAACCTACTTTATCATTTTTGACAATGTTATTAAACACCTTATTTGCTTTTTCACTCATAGTAATTCTATTTATAATTTTTCAGTTTTTAAAAAAGGTTTAGAAGTCTAAATCGTCTTCACCTTCTTCGCCACCTTCGGCTTTTTCTTTTTCTACTTCTTGATCTAGTTTTTCCATATCTTCATCAGACTGTTTTAAAATAGTTTGACGAACATATTTTTTAGATATAAATCCTTTATCAAGTAAGTCATCCATTTGTTGTGCCATTTCTAAGCGTTCTCTTAATATTTCGAACTCTTTTAGCTCAGCAAAATAGTTGTCTTCTAAGTAGTTAATATTGATCGATTCTTCAATATCATTCCAATCATCTTCAGTTATAATACCTTTTAGAATTAATTGAATTCTTAAAGCATCTATAAACATATACGAAAATTTCTTACGTAAACGATCAATAAATTTTTGGAATTTTACTTCTTCTCTTGTAACTTCACTCGCTCTTCCAACGCTAAAAGCTGTTTCTTGTTCTAAGCGTGAAACCGGAACGTTTAAAGCTCTATACAATTTCTTTTGGAAGAATTGCACATCTTCGATTTGGCCGAGGTTTTCACCACCACCTAATGTAGTAATTTCAGTTCCTCTACCTCCTTCTCTTCTTGGAAGATAAAAATCTTCTAACATAGACATATGTCTACGATCATCACTTACGTTACCGGTTGTTGCATCATAAACCATTTTATTACGATATCGTGATACAACTTGTTGTACGTATTCTTCGGCTTTACCTTTTGGTAAGTTACCTACATCAATATAAAAAATTCTACGTTCAGGTGCTCTTGAAACACGATAAACGACTAATGAGTCTTCCATATAGCGAAGCTGATTAACTAACTTCATTGCCTTATGTAAGTGACTAATAACTCTTTGTCTAGATGAATCGAATAATCCTGAATTAACTTGGATAATTGCATCTTTTGCAAATTTAATTCCGTTTGTTTTTTCAACATTATTCATAGATGGTGAATAAACATAATATTCATCGACTACTTTTTCGTATTCTACTTTTGTTTTTGGATCAGTTACCTTTTTTACTTCCTTTACTTTACTAATATGTGTAGGATCGACTGACCTCAGTTCCGCAATTCCCTTTTGAGGATTCTTTGGATCGATTATAATGTTAAAATATAACTTACCATCGATATACCAATTGCGAAAATACTCTTCTGCCCTATGATTAAATTTATAAAGCTGAAGAATTTTATTAAATTCATTAACGATTTCTTTTTTAACGTTGTCTGGTTGTTTTAAATCGCTTAAAATAATATCAACGGGCGAAGAATCTTCACTCGCCGCAATAGCTCCATCAACTATGTCTGATATAGCTGCATCACACTCAGGTTGTTGAGCGGATTCTCTATATTTCATGATTAATTCGTGATCTGAAACCGTATCAGTACCAGATAAATCTACGTACTGTCCATAGTAACCACCACCAACGGTAACCGTAGCTCCGCCATCATCATTTATTTTTGGTATAGGAGAAACAAGTTGTGGTTGTTCCTGCTTATCCACTTTTTTACTAATTTCGTATCCGAATATTTCCATATAGATTATTTATATCACGTTAAGCGGAGGGATTGGACCTCCGCTAACGCGTCTTTTATTTAAATTAATTAAAACTAAGAAGTTGTATCTGACTCCCAATATTGGAAAGCAAATTCAACGGTGAACTCTTCAATCGTATCGTTTGAATCGTAACTTAAATCAATTGCTGATACA